TATATATTATAATTATATACTAAAGTATATAATATATATATATATAATATAGACGCATCTGATTCTGTATCAGATTTTCTAACTCTGCTATTAGTCCATTACTCTAGCTTAACGAGGAGCTGCTGCGACCCTTAAAGTTTTGATGTGGTTTTACAAGGGTTTTAGCTTATCAGTTGGTTAGCTTCGCTTATCAGTTGTAGTATTTCGCTTATCAGGTGACTAGGGTCGTTTCCAATCCCGATTAGCTTTGCCGGACGGCTGTGCCCGAAGGCTTTGCCGGACAGCGAGCATAAGTCGAGAGTATTGTCGAACACGTGCCGAATGGTGTATTCTTAGTTTAGTAGGAGAGGTTTCCCTCTCCTACGTAACTGGTTAAGCAGCACCCTCTGCATCAGGCTGATATTTAGCCAACATGTCAGCCACGAGCATTTCGTCCGCAAGGGACAAACTACGCATACTTAGTTCGTATGGGAAATACTCGTAACGGTCGTGTTCATTAACATGTTCCTCCTTAGCCATTTTACTGGCATACGGATTTACAAATATCTCACCTGCTCCAAGCACGTGTCCAAGCACGCTAATACGTGCCTTCTTGAAGATAACGTGCAGCACTGATAACGGTGCAGTCATAACAGCATTGGCAAGCATTGGTTCGCCTTGACCTTTCAGTATTGCAGATAGCTGAATACGAGTGGTAAATATATTACGAGTTGTAGACTCGACATAAGTGCCACTAGCAGCGTCTTTCACAAACTGTGGAAGATTGCGATTAACAACAATCGTAAGAGCACCTGCATAACGACTACTATTATCAATGATATTAGTAATCATCAAGCTGTCGTGATTCTCGAAATCGGGACGGTCAAGCAACAGACGAGTAATATCGTCTGCTTCCTTTCCGTGATACTCGGACAAATCAACGATACGTGCATCATCATTAGCGTTAGCATCATTACTAGCATCATTACTAGCATCATCATTAGCGTTAGCTTTAGCTTCTTCGGCAGCTTTCTTAGCAGCTTCTTCGGCAGCTTTTCTAGCTGCATCATTAACTCTTGTTCCCATAATACAAATAAATTAAATGTTATAAATCGGTTAGCAACTGTTCAACCAATGTGCATCCTAACCACACACACAATGNATATGTTTATAGTCATTTGGTTTGACTAGTTCAATAGTTCTTTTACTATATTATTTATGTCTAGTATCAATACTAGTACAACCAATAGTATTAAGAAACTATTCACATAGTTATCATACAACTTAATGTAACTTAGATGTATGAATACTGGCACACCTAGCATACTTAATGCTAAGTGTGCCACTTTTTAGTTTATCACTAGTATTCATACGTATCTAGTGTAATAACGTGAACAGAACTTATCGTAGGTTTCACCTGCACGACCATATTTTCTCCAATCCCGTTTCTGTCTGCTAATAGCAGATAGATAAATAGCAGTAGTCATAGCTACTGCTATAAATAACAACAATAGGAATATCATAACAATAAGTATTTAATTAAACATTTATATTAATAGTAAGGCGACCACTAGATAGGGTCACCTGATACTACACCAACAATACCACATACCATTGCTACAAATCCAATGTTTGCAACAGTAAGAGAAGCAACACCTATACCAACAGCAACAGTAATCGCACCGCCAAATAGTGCCATAGCTCCAATAACAAACGCAGCTTTACGCATCTTATTCATATCTTATATCTTTAGTAATTAAACATTAATAGCAATATGTTTAAGGTCATTTGGTCTTGACGGGGGTATTGGAATTGGTTTGAGACTAGGGGGAGGTAGTGGTAGGAGCTTCACCTCGATAAAAATATACTCACGAAAAATATTATTTTGTGGAGTAGAGCCAACAGTAGTATTTCTAATTCTCTTTCTTCTAATAGTTCCAATAGTAGTCCTAACAGTATTTTTAAGTCTCTACATATTATTAGTTCCAGTCTTAATCCTAAGTTCATTATAAGTCTTACTTCTAAGTCCCTACACATTAGTATTTCCTAATCCTTTCTTTCTAATGTTTCCTTTATGTCTTTTATTTCCTATTCGTTGCTTGTTGTTGTTAGTAGTCCAAAGTCTATTTTCAATATACTTAGTCCTATTAGTTTAATCAATTCCTTTAAGTCCTTAATTGGTCTTACTTATATTATATAGTATTGGTTGTCTATTGGGTCTTATTGTGTATTACCTTTCTCCTCTTCTATCGAAGAGTCCGAAGATTTAGCATCAGGATTGTAAAAATAGAATGGTAAGATTTAGTCGATATTTTAGTTAAGTAGTGGACTTGTATTAGAGTGTATACTAATGTGAACTAGTGTGAACGGATGTGAATTATATAGCGAATACAATTCTAAAGGTTTTTTAACGAGTTAGATATTGATAGTACGAATATTATTCGTATACTTGTACTATTAATGACTGGTGCATATATTACTCTTAGTAATGCTAGTCAACTTAATTAATAGTATTAACAATCTAATTAAAGTAATCATGTTACACTTAGAGAACAAAACTAAAGGAGAAACTTTCCTAGTTCCTCAACACATTGCAGAAATTGATTTCCAATATGTTTCTGATAGAGTTAAGAATATTAATCCTTTCAAACATTTTGGTATTGTTGCTATTGTTCAGACTGCCAAACTTCGTGAGATTATTAATCCTGACTTGAAAGGTACTGGTAATACTAAGTTCATATTAGTTAAAGCTAATTACGGTGACGATGTTAAAGAGATAGATAGAGCTTTTCTTAATCGTTTCTTATATGTTGCTCCGTCTGACGTATTTACTGGTATAGATTGCAATCCTCGTAGTAATGAACTTACTCCTTATAATCTTGCTGAATTTATTCGTAGCGACCAAGATTTAAATCTTAGTATTGCTCGTGGCGAGATATTCCGTAAAGTTGGGAGTGGTTCAGTTATTAGTCTACTTGGTAATGATGTTACTCCTGCTACCGTTGAAAAAAAAGGAGATAATGGTAAGTTGATTACTACTATTGCCGAAACAGTAGTTTGTATTGGTTATAAGATTGTTCGTCTTTCTGATATTCAAGGTCAGAATACTATCGAAGGTCTTCCTGTTAGTGGTAAACCGCAGAAATTTATAGTAGCTACTAATTTACTAAATATATAAACTAGATGCCTTCTATTGATTTAAAAGAGAAAAAGGAGTTATTAGTAACTCGTCCTGATATTATTGGTTTATTAGGTGTTACACCTTTTGAAGCTGAAATAATAGATGATATTATAGATAATATCGAAGACCAAATTGTTGATAGAATTAAAAGTCTACAACGAGTTTCAATTCCTTTTATTGGTGGATTTATTGTTAATGAAGCCAAGTTAGATGCAATAGAACATCACCCCGTAATGAAGGCTAAAAGGCAAGAACTTACTAATGAAGAATATTGGAAATTTAAAAAGAGCTTAGTTGCTACTCGAAGGATTCAACGTAGTAAATTTAGAAGTAGAACTTCGATAATATCTCGAACTGTTAGACTTAATCGTAAGTTAGCTGCAAGGAAACTTAGAGAGTTTAATCAAGATGAAAGGTCTTTTAAATTATATATGTACTTCTTTAGTAAGATGAAGCCAGTTAATGATTCTGATTACTATATTGAACTAAGAAATAATAAAGGTTATGATTACGAAGATTGCCCCTTTGGATTTAACAGGTATGATTAGCGTTGACGAGCAAGGTTATCCCTTTGCTCCTAACGTTTATCAGATACAGGATAAAGATATAAGAGAGTTATATCTTCGTGATACTAGTGAGGATAAACTTCGGTATCTTAAAGAAGCCGGAGTTATTTTTTATCTAGCCGACCCTAAATCTCCGCCTAATCAAATGGGATATAGTCGTTCAGAAGCTTTAGCATCTGCTAGAGCTAATTACGCTCTTCCTAATGATTGGCAACCTGATGCTCTTATTCTTCGTCTTATTGATAGATACCATGAAGATAAGATGGGTGTAGCAGGTGAAGCTCTTGAAACTATTCTTAGAGCAGTTCATAATAGTTCTCGTGCAGCTAATATAATTAGTGAACAACTTACTAACAAACTTAATGCTGGTCTACAAGCAGAAGATACTTTACCAGTTATTGATTTGATAACTAAGTTAAATGGTATTATTAATATCATTCCTAATCAGATTAAATCTTTAGGTGAAGCTAAACAAGCTGCTGCTCTTGAAATAGAACAGAAGAAAGCTCGTGGCGGTAAAGTAGTTACTAGTTCTATGTCTGCTAAAGATGCTAGTGATTTGGAAGCTCAAGCAGAAGCTCAAAAGAGAGAGCTAGGATTGGTAAGTGATAGCATTGTTAACACTCCTTTACGGGGGAAATACGAAAGTACAAAATGATACCAGTTAAACCTGAATATAAGCAAACTAAGTTATACTTTGATGAACCTACTCATAAGTATACTGATAATTGTGGTAATTCTTATATTAGTGCTACTACTATTATTCATTCGTATGTTCCTAAGTTTGATTCTAATTATTGGGCTAAGTACAAAGCTAAAGAAGAAAATACTTCTATTAAAGATATAAAGAATCAATGGGATAGTATACGAGATAAAGCCTGTGATATGGGTAATGTCTATCATA